AACCACATGTTTGTGTATGAGATAGACGGTGACACTTGCTTTGCCTTCTATTATTGGACCAAGTATTTTGTGGTCCCTTTTCACACTGTGCCTGAGAAACCTACTAATGCGAAGTTGAGAGGACCGGGAGGAACGCTTAATTTCATCTTAGATCCGAGCGTAGTATACAGGATCCCCGGAAAGGATTTGGTAATGATGTATGTTGGATCCGGTGGTCCCACTAATCATATGGGAAAGCACTTCGAGGATGATCATATTAAACATCCTCTAACTATCGCCATGCATGGTTTTCAGAATGGAAAACATTTTACTGATAATGCTTGGTGGAATCATGTCAATGATGCCAGTAATGGACAACATACATTTCCTGGATCGTATTACACATTGAGCAACACGACCACCAAACCCGGTATGTGTATGTTTCCACTTGTAAGTGATTCTCGTGAGAAGAAGATAGTGGGCTTCCATATCGGAGGTAGAAACGGTACCAGAGATGGTGTAGGTGTAGCGATCACCAAGCCCGAGTTAGATCGTGCTGTGATTGAAGTTACAAAGTTGAGTGCAACACACATTCCCCCACCTATCACCAAAGATATTGAGGAGACCATATTGGGCAAGCATTTTGCCATTTCTAAGGACGTACATTATAAATGTGGTACTAATTTCTTACCAAAAGATGCTACATTAACAGTGTATGGATCAGTCACTGGACGTGCAACCACGCGTTCTTCGGTTATTCCTACACCTATTTCGGACACTGTTGCTCTGGTAACAGGTGTGCCAAATACATGGAGTGGTCCTGCTTTTCGCCAACCTTTTACTAATGATAAAGGTCATACGGATAGTGGGACATGGGTTCCGTGGTATGAGACATTGAAGCATGCTGCTCGGCCGTCCCCTGGATTGCCCCAGTCGTCACTCAATTTTGCGATGGAAGATTATCTTGTAGATCTACGTGAGGTCTTTGATGCTAATCCGACTTATTGGACAAGTCAGTTGGCACCTCTCACTGATCAAGAGACTATTTCAGGACGAGATGGTGAGCGCTTCATAGATGCAATGGTCACCAGTACGTCTATTGGTTATCCGATCGGCGGTCCCAAATCTAAGTATTTAGAAGAATTGGAGCCTACAGAGGAACATGCCTGCCCAAAGCAATTTACAGAGGAGATACAGGCATATATCTATAAGGTGCTGACTCAGGCAGACGCTAATGAATCGTTAAATTTGATATTTGGTGCTAGTCTTAAGGATGAACCACGGAAGGTCAACGAGACTAAAGTTAGGGTCTTTGAAGCTGCACCGCTTGTACTACAATATCTTATTAGGAAGTACTTCCTTCCTATAGCGAGATTTCTCTCTATGAACCCGCTGATTGCTGAAACGGCCGTAGGTATAAATGCCCATGGTCCGGAATGGCACGAACTTACTGAGTTTATCTCTAAGCATAGTAGCGATCGAATCGTCGCAGGGGACTACAAGAAGTATGATGTACGCATGCCAGCCCAGTTGACACTATCTGCTTTTGCGATAATGATGAAGATTGCTAGCTGGTCTGGTAGATACTCGAGTGCCGACCTCCAGCGTATGAATGTCATCGTTCATGAAGTTTGTACTCCGCTAGTAGCTTACAATGGCACTTTGATGCGTTTTCATGGTACGAACCCGTCTGGTCAGAATATGACCGTGTACATAAATAGTATCGTCAATTCGCTCTTATTTAGGTATTGCTTTTTTAAAGTATACCCGTTAGAGAGTTTGGGAGAATTGGGTACAAAGGTCGGATTAGATAGACCAGCTCGCTTCAGGGATGTAATGTCACTTATCACGTATGGAGATGATGCAGCTTGTGGAGTTGATATAAATTGTGATAAATTCAATCATGTAGTTATGGCTGACACACTCAGGGAGATTGATATTGTATTCACGATGCCAGATAAAACTTCGGATCCTAGACCTTACATGTCACTTAGTGAGCTTGACTTCCTCAAACGGCGTTTTAGGTGGGAACCGGCCCTTAATAGATATGTTGGACCCTTAGCAGAAGACTCTATTATGAAGTCATTACATGCAGTAGTTGAATCTAGCGCCCTTACTCCTAGAGAAGTGGCGTGCCAAAATATAGATGGTGCTTTACGAGAGTGGTTTTTCCACGGTCGTGAGGTATTTGATACGCGACTAGAGCAAATGAAGCGGATTGCTAAGATAGAAAATCTTCCATGTAGAACTCTAAACCTGGACTTCGACACTCGTGTTGTCCAGTGGAAAGATAAATATAGAATAGAAGACGTGAAATATGAACCGCATTCATCGAGTGATGGGGAATCTGATGATGCTGGATACTCGATAGATTATGACTACTGGAGCGACTCTACAGCGAGTGGAGTTACTGAACCTCCACGAGTGTCTCAGGAGCGAGATATATTCGATTATGTTAAGTCAGTGTTAGGATGCCCCGCGTACGAGGAGTACGAGATTATATCTACGCAGTGTGGCAAGGGAGACTTAGCATATATTACCGAAGATGCTATTTTGGTTGTTGAATGTAAGCGTGTAATAGGACGCAAAGGGATGATGGATAAGGTCGTTCAGCAGGCTGTGCGCTATACTAACATTTGGAATGCAATTTTTCCTACTCGTACAATATATGGGATTATTGCTACGGAGTATGGTATGCAGTTAGTGCACATGCATGGGGATCCCGTGTTCCCCACACCCTACACGGAATTTCTTGAGACTGTGCCCATACTGTGGTAAAGTCTCAATCCCGACCACCATGTCGTTAAACTGGGCGCGGCGCGCGTGAGTGTCGTAGTTCTACGGAAAAGCCAAAATCACACCTGTCGTATTGGTTACATACAAGTTCGTATTTTCGCCCGTTTATTACGTCTTGGAATGCTTGCGATAGGAATGGGGGGTATTGAAACCCGAGTGCTATTTAGTTACCGCAGAATCCCACTGCAATTAAAACGTGCGATAGGAGTGTTCTCTGAGGCAAGAACGCTACCCGTATAAATAAAGTGTCTTACTAAATCTTTTACTAAAGTAAAGTCAGTTGAGGACTTAAAATTCAGCGATTATGTGCCGCAGGCTGGCGAGCCAGGTACGACCATTGCCCGAGGCAGTGGTAAAAAGTTGGAAACCATCACCGGTTTCTCCGACCAGTTGGCTGGTTGGACTACTTCTATTACAGAAAGTCGCGACGCTACGTACAATTTAGCCAACAACAACGATTCTGATTTGGGAGATTTCTTAGGTCGGCCCGTCAAGGTGCTTGAGTCACAGTGGGTAGTCGGACAACCCCTTTTTGAAAGGTTCAATCCTTGGGATTTGTTCTTGACAAATACTAGGGTTAAGGAGAAGACTTCTAACTATGAATTGTTGCGTATGAATTTGCATGCCAAGTTTGTTATTTCGGGAACGGGATTTCATTATGGTAGGGCTATAGTGTCTTATAACCCCTATCTGTTTGATGAAGTGACTGTGGAGAGGAACTTTTTAGACCAGGACATTATCGCCGCGTCTCAGAAACCTCATATATTTTTGAATCCTACAAATAACTCTGGAGGTCAGATTGACATGCCGTTCTTCTACCACGATAATTATATGTCCTTAACGGACAATGATGTTTCGATGATGGGAGAATTGGTAGTAAAGTCGTTTGGCACCCTTAAACATGCAAATGGTGGAGATGATCCAGTTACTGTCACAGTGTTTGTATGGGCTTCTGATGTCACCTTGACTGTACCAACTAGCCTGAACACGCTTACTGCCTTTGACTATACACCACAGTCTGGCAGTATGAACGCGGCGAAGGATGAATACGGTAAAGGAATCATTTCCAAACCAGCTTCAGCTATTGCGCATGCGGCGGGTGCTCTCACCAATTTACCGGGGATAGCACCTTATGCTCGTGCTACTGAGATGATGGCCAAAGGTGTTGGTCAGATGGCATCTAATTTTGGATACTCTCGACCCCCAGTAGTCACTGACTTGGTTTTACAAAAACCTAGTCCTACTGGAAATCTATCCAACACGGATGCAGCTGATGCTGTGAATAAGTTGTCTCTCGATTCTAAACAGGAACTAACTATAGATTCCAGGACAGTCGGCCTGGATGGTCAAGATCAAATGGGTATAGTGGACTTTGCGTGTCGCGAATCTTACTTGACTAATTTTTCTATGGCCTCCACTCAGGCTCCTGATTCTATATTATGGAACTGCAGAGTAGGACCGTCTTTGTACGATTCTGTAGCTGCTGCTAGTTCTGAATTACATGCTACCCCTATGTGTTATATAGCCCAAGCCTTCAAGTATTGGCAAGGTTCTATCAAATTTAGGTTTCAAGCAGTTAAGAGTAACTTCCATAAAGGAAGGATTCTTTTGCGCTGGGACCCTAGATCGCATGGTAGTAATGTGGAGTACAATACGGTGTATTCCCGAGTCATAGATTTAGCTGAGGAGGATGACTTCGAGGTTGTTATTGGATGGGGACAGGCTCAAGCGTGGTTGCGAACTGAGGTCATGTTGCCTGGTACTTTCGACATCCATAACACCTCTCGACTGCCAACTTCCTATACCAATAGGTGGAATGGAGTGTTAGAAGTTGATGTTGTTAATAGCTTGGTGGCTCCTGCACCGGATACGGACATATCTTTCAATGTGTACGTTTCGTGTGTACCGGACATCAAGTTTGCATCACCAAATCCTTCGACATTAAATCTCTATTCGTTGTTTCCGGAACAAGGTGATCCTCTGCGCACTATCCCAGAGGAAAAAGATAACGATGGCCCCTTGCCCCCTTTGAAGGATAAACCCTTATCTGAATATAAGCGTAGGAGCACTGGCTATTCTCCGCAGTCTGGAACAATAGATGAAGCACCTTCTGGAACAACCATGGGTGCTACTGATATTCCCGTTGACCCTGGAGAAATTCAGGAAATAGCTGTAACATCGGAAGAAAGCGATCAAACAATGAACGTGTTCTTTGGTGAGTCACCGAAGAGTCTTAGGGATTTGATGCGTCGTTATATACATCATCGGACATGGGTGTTTAG